GTCTGTGGATTGGAAAGCTCTCTGTCATATTCTGCAAATACAGAAATAAATCTTTCCTTACCTGCGCCCACCGACGTGCTCGTTCCGTTTTCATCTTCAGAGCAATCAACTTCTGCAGCTGCATCAAGGAACAATCGTCTGCCGAGCTTATCGTTTCCAGTACCCGGAGCTGTAATGTCTATCTCCCATGATGGAGAAGTCTGTTCCTGTGCAACAATGCCAGAGCTTATGCCGGAGAAGTCTTGATCCCCTGCAATGTTCCAGAGCGCCTGTTCTACATTGTCGAATGCATCGTCCAAGTCTCCCTCTGAAACAAGCTGATCAAAGTACCAATCGAATTTATCCATCTCTGTCCTCCTCACTCATGCAGGAAAGTCTCAACACCAAGACGGCTGCGACCAAGCTGCCAGTGATCTGTTTCTGGTATTGTATCCGGTTCTATAAGAAAGGCAAAATGACTTTCCGCCGGACGCATGATTTCTATTATCTGTTCGATCTTGCCGCGCTGGTCATCTGTAAGAATTACATCGCTGTAAACATTAAATGCCAGCTGACTCCATTCGCTCGTAGGCCACAGGGCCGTGTCCGTTCCAAGTCTTGAATGACCGAGCCGCCACATGTAGTTCTGTCCTTCCTCGTCCAGAAAATCTACAAACGCCCGGACCCTGACTTCCAATCCTAAGAATAAGTAAATTACATTTTCCATTGCTCGGTCGATGCCTTTTGATTGATATATTTCCCAAAGCACTCGAAGCAATTTTCGCTTTTGATTGACATCCATCTCGAAGTTAAACGGATTGCCCATGTCCAGAAGTAACTCATCCAACTGAGATTCCGTAGCTCGATCAATATCAACCTGCCATGTGAATTTATCTATCCACCATAAAAGCAAATAAAGAACTTCTTCGAAGCATGCCGTTAACCTTCGCAGGTCCAAGTTCTCATCAAGCTGTCTGGCAATGCCCGGAAGCATATTATAATAAATGCTGAACTCGCGTCCCTCTGGAACTGGCCATTCATATCCGGACCATGTTGTCGTATTATTATCCGGATCAATTGCGTTACCTTTTATGTCCTCAACATTTTCGACCGTAAGCTCATAAGTCTGCACCGGAGTAGATTCCCACTGAAACGTCAGCCGGACAGTGGAATCATCCACGGCTTCGACCGCAACCACTTCCAAATGTACAGCCGGAAAAGGATCTTCATTCTGTCGCTCTATACTGTAATTGCCCAGCGTAAGCGCGTCTGATAAATCGCCGTCTCCCTCCATCCTGACCGGCTCATTGAATTCTACATCCAGTGTAAATTCGTCCACCGGTGTTAATAAAAGAATTTCTGGAGCTGAATAATCTTCGATAGTGAATGAATAAGTCTCATCCATTGTTGCCGATGAATGAACTGTCTGCGAAACAACCCGGACAGAAATTTCTTCTTCAGACTCAAAGTCTTCATCCGGATAAATTGCTATTTCATAAAGCATGTCCGGGTCTGATGACTGAATACCTATCTCATCAGCCGCACCGACCCACGACCAACCGTCCCTGTTCCATCCCGATTGAAAACACAAATTTCTGTCTACAGAAAATGAGCTGCCATCAAATGCCAGAACGCTGTTTATATAAACAAGCGTATTTTCAATATCTACATCCGCCTTGCCAAGAGATGCTATCTGTAATCTTACAGGTCCCTCTCTAGGAATGTCTGTCTCGTCTGGTTCAGGACTTCTATTAATCGCCAGAACATGATCTTTGTCTTCGTCCAAACGAATCGGAAAAATAACATCCAGCAATATTGCCGGAAACCTTACAGTCGCCGCAGTTAAATAATTTATTACCAGCCACCAGACAAACATTTTTTACACCGCGTATAAAGTAGAGTTATAAACGAAAGCCGGATCTTCCGGATAGTGTCCCAGTCTTAATTGAAAGCTTACATCCTCGCTGGTCGAAAAGTCATGCACCCATGCCTTAACGTCCTCAAGAGTCTGAGCATTGCCGGGTCTTATCCATCGTCTGGCTCTCGGTCTGTTGTTTATCATTATTTCAAAACACCATCCGTATTTTCTGGACATTCCATCCGCTGTCCATTTTACGGACGCTTCGCTTCTCAGCTTATTAAGAATACGAATCTCATATATATTCGTTCCAAGACCACATGCTGCAAATGGGAATGTAAAACCAGCATCCACTGCACCACCAACCAATACACTATGCACTCCGCCTTGATTAATAGTTCTGGTTCCTTCCCATTTTTTTACGCCGTTTATAAAAAGCTTTGTTGTATTGCTCACTGCCCGCTGTCCAAGCTGTACGGTAAACAGAAAAGGCCCTCCCCCTACAGACCATCCATCGCCGGGAAGTATGGGTCCGTATTTTTCACCCGGATTCACACCGTCCGGAGATATGTCCACAACAAGTCCACCGCCCATTGTAACCGGCTCGAATGCTATTGATATCCCCGGCCGAGGATTCATGCCCGGAAACTGCGGACCCTGTGCCCACAATTGTCTGTACTCAGTATTTTGATAACTGGGATCCATAGAATCGACTGATAGCCAGAAGTCAAACTGTCTTTCTTCAATTGAATTGGCTATAGAATAAATAGCCGTACCACTTGGAATGTATGCTACATCATGAACAGTACTATAATTAATTTCGAATTCAGGTGCTTTGCCAAGCCAATTAATATTTTCCGGTGACGGATTCCAAACCTTAGCCTTGCCTGTAGGGTTAAAATGCAAAATAGCGTTAGAACCCACTCCTGCTATGCCCGGCGTTGAATAAACAGTTCCACCAGCTGGAACCCACTGATCCATCTGCCACATCGTAAGTAATTCTCCAGCCGGAGCATCTGCAGGTAACATCCTTTCGCCATGTTCCTGCAAGGACTGACTTGGACCTTGACATGAAAATCTGCCAGTAAGAAAATCTATCTCTTTCAAATCAATACCACTTTGATATAAAACTACTCTCTCATTCAAAGCTACCAGCTCGATAACGTCATCCAATGCACCCAATACGAAAACATGAGAGCCGTCCTCTGCAAATTGATGCTCAATTCGGCCAGATAAGTAGCCGCTTGCCTTCCTTAATGGTGCTAGAATATTCGCCATCTTATGCCGTTTGCCGTAGCATCTCCAGATGATCTACAAATGCATTTCTGCCTATCTGCGATGAAGTATATCCATATCCGACATAACCACCGCCGATAAATGGAACACTGCCGCTATTGATACCCAGCACATCGTCCACGAATGTCGGATCATCATTAAGAGGATCGCCCATGCCTTCAATGTTCTCCCACACTGGAGCATCCACGTTGTGCGCTGACAAATCATTCTGCAAAACGTTTAATACCACATCGCCGTTGCCGTTCACGATAACGTCCAATCTCAAATGCAAATATTGTCCACCTTCGTAAAGTAAATTGCTTGAAGCTAATATCTGATCATCATCTTCAGGAATTCCTTCAGCTATGATTCCTTTTCGCAAAGCTATCTTGCCCGGTTCCGCATCCCATACGCCTAACAGGTACGCTTCATCGCTGTATATATCCGCCACGCTCTGGCCCAATGCTATAAGAAATACAGAATGACCGGCACTTGAATGTCTTCGCAAAGTTCCTCTGACACTGCATCCTTTGCCTGATGCAATAGGATTAAAGTTCGACAGGTCCACATACTTTGCAACCGCCTGACCAGCCTCGCTGACTTTTGAGGAAAAAGCATAACAAAAGGATCCACCGCCGGATGGCTTTGGATAACCCGCGCTAACTCCTCTCTTTACATTTGCTTGAGCTACGCTCTCGCCCCAGTCTGCCCATTCACCTTGCGCCATGACATTACCTCCTAATCAATAACCTCTGTTGGCCATAAGTGTCCATAAGGATCTTCGAAATTTTCTACTCTTCTCGGAGCCGAAACATGACCTTGAGCTGCCATGTGATTAAAATTTTCATTAACCGGAATTCTCATATTCGATCCACTCATATATGCTCCGGGTGCTTTTACTGTATACTTGCCAGCATTAGGATGACCTGTAACAGAAAACTCGTAATCCGTATCAAATAATGCCGTTAAGTCTCTTCCGAATATTTCAAACTCATCCGGGATCGGCCATGAATTACCTATTAAATAAGCTTCTGTTGCATTGAATTCTGCCCTCTTGTAATTAGGATAAACCGAACCCCATCCAGAAATAACCACCTCTATACGTTCATTAAATGTAACTATAGTTATACCACCTAAAAACACGGCTGATATTACTGTATAATTTCCATCATTTTCCTGACCGTCTGCTATCACGCACTCAAGTCCAGGAATATTATATCTTGATGTATAATCTCCCGTAATGCCTATCTGATCATAGGGATTCAAAGCATAAATAATATTACCCACCATCTTGTCTGTGTACTCGTCATTGTTCCATCCGGTTTCGAATTTTTCAGCACTCTGTCCGTCAAATTGTGCTCGATTCGAAAAACCACCATTGCCTCCCAGCCAGTTAAATCCGGCCAGATCACCATTCATAATTACATCCAGCTGATTAACCCGATAGCCTTCTACATTTTCATCACCTAGAATTATTGAAGTCTCTCTGGCTGGCATTCCTAAGTCCGCACGACCATCCGGCTGTTCGCCGGAGCTAATATCAGGACCTACGCCTACAGCGGCTATGCTTACCACGTTATCTGTCTTAATCGTATATTTCGTAGCCGGGCTGTCCGGATGCGTTCCG